GTGTTATCTTACTTAATAGCAATTCATTTTGTTTTACTTGGGAATTCTTCTGATTTAAAAAGCTTTTGGAAATCTGAAGTAATACGGCGGGAGTATATGGATATCTGGAGGCTTTTCAGAGAAAAAAAACAGCGTAACAGGAATTTCCTTTTCTGGTGGCGGCTGGCTAACGAAATGTATATTAATGGTAATAAATTACATAAGAAAGCTGCTAAAAAGTTAAACAATAAAATAATTAACAAATTTGGTTGCGAGATTGGACTGGGAGCAAAAATTGGAAAAGGGCTAACAATTCCCCATCACGCTGGAATTGTTGTTCATTTTGCTGTTGATGCTGGTGAAAATCTGGTGTTACGACAGAATACTACGATTGGACAGATAGATGGTGACATACCTGGTTCAAGAGTAAAAATTGGTAGTAACGTTGATATCGGAGCTAATTGTTGCATCATTGGATTATCACGTAAAATTGGGGATAATGTAAAAATAGGCGCAATGTCTTTTATAAATAAAGATATACCATCGAACTGCACATATATAACTAAAAAGAGCGGTGTTGTATTGTATAAATAGAGCACATAAAGCCATCGATATTTCTATCGATGGCTTTTTCTTTTTATTGTGGGGCGACTGGCCACTCAATATCCGCTGCTACTGTTGTATCAACACGATTCAACAATACCCGATATGTCTTCCATGCAGCCAGTAATGATGCCTCTTCTTCCGTCGCAATATCCAAATCTACAGCATCCTGAAGTGGCGCAATATGCTCGCTAGCTACCTGCATCAGGCTGTTTTTTGTTTCTTCCGCCTCCTGGCTCCGAAACAGTTTTTCTGCTTCTGCATCTTTCACCCAGGATGTACCGTTCCACTTCTGAAACTCCCCTTCCGGGGATAACCAGGTGACATTTTCCGGTAATGGGCCAAGTTCAGAAATAAATAACGCGTCGCCGGAAGCCACGTCATAGACGGTTTTACCCCGATGGTCTTCAACGAGATGCCACGATGCCTCATCAGTGTTGAAAACAGCCACGAAGCCAGCCGGAATATCTGGCGGTGCAATATCGGTACTGTTTGCAGGTAGACCTGTATGAGGTGGAATATATGCGTCACCGTCACCAATAAATTCATTAGTTCCGGCCAGCAGATTATAAATTTTGATGGTTCGTGATTGTTCACTCATTCTGAATGCCATTATGCAAGCCTCACAATATAGTTAAATGCGATGTTTTTGACGGTGTTTTCCGCGTTACCAGCAGCGTTAACGGTGATGGTGTGTCCATGTGAGCCAATCGCGACGGAGTGCGTGTGTGCACCAATACCGACAGTGTGCTGATGAGAACCAATACCTACAGTATGAGAATGTGAGCCAGAGGAACCTGTTGTTGCTGATGTATATTGAGTTGCCAGACGCCCAGATGTCAGTGGAATTTTCCCCCCCTGGTTTGCACCATCTGATGTTGGTATTGAATGCGTGTGACTCCCGGCGTTACTGGTAGTTTTGGTCCCATAGTCAAATAGTGAGGTTGTTTTCGTCCCGTAATCAAACGACGATGTGGTTTTCGTACCCAAATCCGTACTGGATACGCTGGCGCTGTGGGTGTGCGATTTAATGCCGTCCTGTTCCTGAGACAATACGGCACGACCACTGGCGGGCTTGCCCTTAATCGTCCAGCCACGCATATCAGGGATCACGCCTGACGGATAAGCGGCTGCAAGTTTCGGGTATGCAGACTTGTCAAAAGTCTGTCCCTGCATCAGAGCATAACCAGATGGAACTGTATCTGATGGCCACGGGATCGGGGCACCTACAGGAAAGGTCGAATTATCTTCCAGACCAAGATATTTAAGGACATCAGCAACAGAGCTTTTTGCCAAAATATCTCGCCCAACCTGTGTCAGGTCAGCCAAATTAGCGGTATCTTGATTGGTAAAATACGGTAATTTGTTTTCGGATGCTGAAAGATTAGCAAGTGCGGTAAGTATGACATTAATTCTCTGATAGTTCTTATCTAATGCAGACGACATTTTTGCGATAAAGCCGGCCTGATCGCCATCATCCTGTACATCCAGTCCACTTTCATTTGCTGTATATTGTGCTATTGCAGATGCAATAAAGCTGGCCTGCCGAATAACCTTATTGACTTGCGCACTGGATGCTTTCCCTGCTGTAAATCCGGATAAAAGCGCAGGCAACGCTTCCCATTCCTCCTGCGATATAACATTGGCATTTCGATCCGTTGCAAACGCTTTAAAGTCATTTTTCGCCATCAGAGTAATACTCCCCATGCTCCTACATCAAAACCACTGATGAATTCGTTATCCATATCAAAACCAAAAAATTTTGAGCCTTCCGATGGGGTTTCCACCGAAGGTGTTTCAATGCCACCCGCCCATACCCCGGCGGCTTTTACTGTGAGATACCCCTGTTTAATTGCCGCAATTAACTCACGCGATACATCTGAAATACCAGTATCAGGAAAGACCCAGACCGATATCGTCATGTCCTGGTTATCGACTATCTGCATTCGCAGCCCGGATCCTGCTGTTGCAGCGTCAAGAATTGCCGGAAGCGAATCATTCCGTCCATCCCAGTTATTAATCGCAATCTTCGCTTTAAGAATGACACGATAAGTTTCATCGCTGAGGTACATGTATCCGGAATCAGGATCGTATGGTCCCTGCCATACCCCCTGATCATATCCAAGCCCGTCGGTATCCCAGCTGAAATAGACACCTGAGATAGGCTGGCTGACAACACGGCTACGTCCGATCCACAATCCCAGAATGTCAAGTTGCACACCAACCGCAGAGTCAATATCAAATGCAGTAATCAGCCCTCTGGTGGCCGCCGCAACATCAATAAGCGGCCGGGTCATCAGATCAACATGTGCAAGAAATTTAGGTTTGGTGGCGTGGTAGTTCGTGATTAGTTCGGTGTATTTGCTCATGACTCCACCGTTATAACGATATTTTCCGGGGTACAGGACACAGATTCGTTGTATCTGATATCAATGTTTGATGACGACAAAGCCCCCGGGGATTTCCCAATCGTCAGTTCCTGAATATCGTAATAGCGTGCATTCCCGCCACTCACCACGCCAAGATTCGCCGGTGAGTAAATGCGACTTAAAAGGACCGAATCACCAATCATCAGACTATTGATATAGTCGGAAATAGCCTGCTGGATCTGCTGCCCTATCTGTGAGGTATAACCCGTAAAAACTTGTAATTTGATCCGGGCATAAACAGGTACATCACTGGAACGCGAGAACTTGATTACATGGGGATTGCCGTATTTATCCGGAATCGTAACGGATGTTGTACCGTGAGTGGCTGTCCCCTGACCTTTATTCCCTCTGATAGCCTGAGCAATATCCGTCACATCACCGCCATCCACAATCACAGCAACAGAGTGTGGCGGTAACCCGTTACCGTCCTCCGAACCAGTATCATTTTCATAGAGTTTGTGGCGGGTTACACCGGTAACATTAGAAACAGCACCATCCAGTGCTTCAAATGGGGTTATTGATGGCAACGCAACACTCTGCGACTGGCGGATACGTAACTCCGCGTCAGTTTCTGCCGGAGTGCCCACAGTAGCTGCAGCAGGATTGGTTACCGAAACCCAGCCACGGGTTGGCGTATTAATTTCAGTGATAGTTCCAGCCAGCGCCGCCACTGCACCACTGACGGAACATGTTGCGGTCACCATCACTGTACCATCCACGCCGACCACCACTGAAGCAGGCAAACGCCATATCACATTATTACTGTCTTTCACGCTGCCATTAATGATGGTTGTTCCGGCAGTTCCTGTAAGAAGCAAATCAACCGTAGAATTCGTCGCGCCTTTACGTGAAATACCATTTATTTTCACGTTACTGGTCAGTGCGGCCCCATAGCCGGTTGCTGGTGAAAAACAGTTGTAGACAGTTATCGCCATATTATTGGCATCATGAATCGCCAGCGCCATCAGAGCCACCATCTGACCGTCTTTACTGTCCGGTTCGAGGTAGGCATCACTACCATAAATCTGCTGAAAATAGCTAATCAGGGTGCTGAGTATCGTCTGATAATCAGGCGCACTGATCCCCTCCGCGGTTACCTTTGCAGATAAACCGAGAGAATCAAGGTTCAGAGCCATTACGCCTCCGATGTAACAGTCGTTATTCCATAGAGAGTGTCGATTTCAGCGGAAAACATGACACGTCGGGTCGTGGTATCCACCGTCGTATTGAAAGAGAGGATTGATTTAACGCCCTGCGTTTCGAGGATGCGCTTACGGATCGCCAGGTTGTAAGTTTCTGGTTTTTGCCTGCCCAGCACGGACTGGATCCACGGTGTTCCCTCTGTGGTATCAAGAAACCATTGCCCATACCACAATTCGAATCGCGTTTTCACAGCCTGCGCTACGGCCTCAGGCGAGTTAATCAGCCAGGTGTCATCACCGCTGCCAAAGGTGTAATCGCCATCGGCGTCTTCACGTCTGTATCGCATCAGTTTACCCCGTCGGTACTGCTTCCACCACGCTGAACACCACCATAAGTGTGTGTATCATCGATTGGCTTGCCATTAGCCTTCACGCTCCCCAAAAACTCAACAGCACCAGTGATTTTTGAAGCCACACCAGAAACCACAGACCCCACCATGCCCCCCATCCAGGTTAACAGGCCATGAATGGTTACTTTCTCAGAAAAATCAGCCAGAGGGGCAACCACATCAAGACCACCCGGAGCGACAATTTTAATTTTCCCGGTATCAGGATTAAGCTCAAAATAGGTGCTGCCATCGTCACTACGCAACTGTGTGGCACTGGTATTAATACCGCTAATCTTCCTTGCCTGCGACTGGGGACCGACAATACAAAACGCATCCGATAAATCATGCATTCTGTCATCAACCGGCTCCTGTATCCCGCCGTTCTGCCACCAGAAATCGATGCAGCGATCGGCAAAAATCACCAGGCATTCATCGCCGGCTTCCACCGGGAAAGTTAACGTGCAGCCGCCGCCGCGCGGAAATATCACCGGCACATCCACCAGCAGCGGGTAATTTTTGGTAACGCGGTTGCCGTCGTTGTCAGTTTCAACCGAACGGATCGCAGGCTGCACAACCGCTGTCACCGCGTCAGGATCGAATGACTGGACGATGCCAGGCAAAGCAACACGGATCTGGTTCTTTGTTGTGTCCCGCTCTGATTTGAATGTTTCGGCAAGGTCGCCGCTGCGGGTCTGGTCAGATAATGCCATTTGGTAGGCTCCAGAAAGCAAAAAACCCGCCGGGTGGCGGGTTTTATTAATTACTTAACAGGCTTAACTTGCAGTTTTTTTGGTATCAATCATACCAGCAATAAGTGACTGCAAATCCTCTGCATCCTTGATGGTACTACAAGCATCAATCCGATTAACGTGCTTATCAAGATTATAATCAGCAATGACTCTTCGGTGATGTGCGGTTTTGAGCTTAAGCCCAACCTTTTTGGCAGAAGTTCGGTCAAGACTATGTGCTAGAGCTGCATTCTCGCCGCAAAGATATTCAGAAAGCCTCGCATGTACCCCACCGGGTAACTTTTGCCCTTTCTCATCTTGAGTTGGGATATAGCCATCCGTGAGCAATAACGCTGAATGATACATCGTATAATACGCTCTACTTATCGCATTACGCGTCCACTGTTCACCGCTATTCTCAATAGAGCTTTTAGCCATCTCCAGAAAGCAGTTAATCGCTACAGGCATCAGTTCACCGCCTCAAAGTAAGCGACACTGCATCCCGTTTCTAGACCTCTTTCAATCATCTCATCAACGACCTTATCGTTAAGATATGAAAGATACTCTGCGTCTTCAGTTTCGATGCCAACAGAAAAAGAACCATAACCCTCACCATCGGTAAGCAGACTGGAGGTTTTAGCACGGAGTGATTCGCTTTCCACAATGTACATCAATACATCTGCAGCTTTTTTCAAACCGTCACTCATTGGACCGCCTAAGTTGCTCAAAACTACAGCGGTTTCCAATGCAGATACATGCTTTTCTTTTTCAGTTTGACCAAATTTCTCAAGCTTAGCGATAGCCATATCGAGAATCTCCCCATCAGCCCAGAAGGCCGCAAAATTTAAAGCATGTTCGACCATGCAGGGGAAGTCGTAGTCGAGAGCCCGAGTAAGCAACTCTCGCCGTTTAGAGTAAAGCCCAAGGTTGCTTAGTGCGCTAGAATAATTGTTCCAAGTAACAGGATCTGTCGGGCATATGGCTAGAGATGTCTCAATCGCCTCGATACCTCGCTCCACTTTGCCATCCAGCAACAGAATCAGCCCTTCAAGTGCTAGAGATTGATACCTTATAGGTAAAGCACGGGCATCTCTCAACAACTTCTGTTTTTCAAGGTCAAGAAGCAAGATTCTTCCTGCTTCCAAGGATGGACCAAGCTTAGCGACGACTTCTCCAGTTTTTGGTTGCGCTACTGGCATAAGGTGCTTTTACTCTTCTTAGTCATTTTGTAGTCGACGTAGTTTAAACAAGTATTAGCTGCAAGCAACAACTTTGTAAAACCAGACAGATAGATTAGATGTAAATTTCATCCAAGTTCCTAACCAGAAAGAAAGTTTAGCCATAGACTTTCTTACACGGGAAAGACCCGATGATTTTCGGCGCGTCCATGCTGTTCTGCAGCAGCTGGACGTTCAGGAAACGCTTTTCGGTACCAGGGCGACGAATGTATTCAAAGCCGTAGTTGTTACCGTCTTTGGCAGGCATAAGCACCATGTCTACTTTCAAACCATTGGTACCAAGCTCGGTGATTTTTTGAGAGGTAACTCTTTCACCGTTGATTGTCGATAACTCGCCCTGGTTTGCAACCATAGTGTAGCCACCGCATTTAACCGTAAAGCCATCCGCCCACGCGCTGCACGCAGAAAAGACAGCTAACAGAAAAATAATACCCCTCATTGCTCATCCCCTTTGCAAAGCCGATTGCGTATACAGATCCGCCGCGCCACGCGCTTCGCACATCATATCCATGTACCACGCCTGGCCCCTTGTGTCGCCAGTGTACATAATCCCGCGCACAATATAAACGCCATCCGTTGCGATGCTGGCAGGCTGCGCCGTGGTGCCGCTGAGCGTGATGTTTCCGTCCGTGTTCTGGTCAGTGATCTGCCCACCAGCCATAGCGATATCGTTGTTCGACAGCGCGGTGCGATACACGGAAGCCTGATCCAGTTGAATGAGTCCGTTAACCCGGATGTTCGGATTAATAAGCGCGCGGACGTTTACGCCGTTGCCGATGGTCTGCTGCGGCATACCGATAAGCCCGGTAGCGCTGTTGAGCACAATCGCTTTGTGAACATATTCATTATTCGCCACCATCTGGCGCTGACCGTCCACGAATTGCCATGTTGCGCCACATTGCCCGGCTACGTTATCCATTAGATGCCGCGTCATGCCAAAGAGTACCCGCCCCCGGGGGAATACAGTAGCAGGCATTTCAGGCGTCAGGCCTTCGGTCGCACCTTTGGCTTCGAAGTCTTTCATCAGCGCACGGTTCACATCAGCGACCGTGTAACCGGCAGCCAGCGTCTGTGAGGTTATACTGGTGGCAAAAGCCAGATCTGTATCGGCTGCCTGAATCAGGACGTAGGAATCAACCGGACTGTCTTTTCCTGTGACCGAGTAGCGAATTTCACCGCTGAAAATCAGTCCGTAGTTGCGACCATCACTCTGGCCCACGTCCGCCGCGTCAACTTCCCGCACTGTCCCGACGTCGCTTGTCGACACCTCCGGCGCGATACCGTCGTAACCCGCAATCAGACGCACTTTCGAAAACTCCTGCCCGGTAATTCGGTTCACAGTATCTGCCGAAAGGTTATAAATTTTGATAGTCCCTACCCGGGACGCGCTGCTGATGTTGAACCAGTCGATCGTAAAGGTGACTTTGAAATCACTTAGCTCAATTCCCTGACCGTTCCCGTCCACAAGCTGCAGCTCGAAATGTCTCATCCAGTTCTGTGACATGCTTACTCCGTTGATACCAGTAAATGACTGCGCCCGCCCAGGTCAGTTTTCGTGGGATAATCCTGTGTGTTGTCATCGCAGACCACCAACAGCTTAAAACCAAGTCCCATACAGGCGTACTGCGCCAGCAGATCAGCGCCAGTGACGAGAGGAATACCGGAGATTACCGGCTCCCCTCTGTCATTCAGCAGGTCCATAATCCAGTAAAGATCGCGCCATATGATGCTAATCCGCCAGGTGACACCACCCAGGACGATGCTGAACTGCTGGTTGTCCGCTGTCAGCGGAATTTCCTGAATTGTCATTAGCCGCCCCCCAGTAATGACGCCACGTTACCCGTGATGCTTTTCAGCAGTGAAGTATCTGGAGGCTTTGTGGTTTTGTTGCCGCTGTTCTGTACCGCCGACGTGCTGGCCCCTTCCTTCATGTTGGTTTTATCCGCGACGGTAATCTGCTGTGTCCGGGAGATAATGACCTCCCTCAGGGTGAGGACGGCGGACAGGACGTTTTCGGTTGTCTTGTCCGTCGTCACTTCCAGCGCCCGGATCAACATGTTGCTGTACAGCCGTTTACCGGTTACCACATCGAAGGGGATACGGCTTTCCTGCAGATCCAGTAGCTCCTGATACGTCTGCTGAGGACTCAGGCCGAGCAGGCTGGTAGCCGTCAGATTACTGGCAAAATCCAGCAATGCGCCGCCACCGGCGAAACCAACCTCCATCACCACTTCTGACGGTTTTTTATAGGCATGATCAGCGACAGCGGCCCCGACTTCTACCGGATGCTCGGTTATTTCAAGCATATCTGTATGCTTCTCTGAAATAACAACACTGGGAACAATCATTCCTATTTTTCTGCTCTGCTGATGAAAAAGTGTAGAGAGAATATCCACTAACTCACCCTCACCTGATTACTTCGCATGACCTGAGCATTTGCAGACTGTTGCCGACGTGCAACCTCATTACCGACAGCGTGCGGATCTCCGCCACCGTAAATGTGGTAGGTATTTTGCTGGTTAACCTCTGTTACTTTGCCACTAATTCCCGCCACGGCAGCCTTATTAATCAGCTCTTGAGAATAGATATTTCTTCCATTTTCATGCTGGATAATGCTGCTCATCAATGCTGACATGGTTTGCGGATCGCTCATATTCAGGGCAGCCCGGGGATCCACTCCCAGTCGTTGCGATACAGCCCTGATATACGCAGTTGTGTTGTTATTATCAGACGCAGGCGCCCAGGTAGAGATAATTTTCTCCACGCTGTTTATTCCACGTCCGGCGTACAACATTAACTGACGAGCAAGAGCCCGTAATCCATCAAAGGCAGTTTCGAATCTGGCAAATCGCCCGCCCGGGCGTTCAAGAGAAGCCCCCGCCTGACCAGCAAAATTAAGGTTTCCCGGATTGTTATTCCGTTCTCCTCGTTTCGTAGCCTGTTCATGTTGTTCCGGCTCATCATCACCAAACCAGCCGCGTACCGTCCGGCCCACACTGCGGGGATCGAATCCCCAGTGCTCTTTAATCCAGTCGGCAGTACTGTTAGCGCTGTCTGTAACCATCGGCATCGCTGACGGATTTTCGCTGCCCTGATTAAGTATCTGTTTGCCGATGCTAACGGCATCAGCCCAGCGGCCATCTTTGATAGCGTTGAGCAGGTCGGCGATCATGTTCAGCATTTTGCTGAATTCGCCCATCTGGTCGATGAAGTTGCTGAAATCCCACTTCAGGGACCATGATTTGGGGTCAATATTGAGTAGTTTCGCCAGCGCTTTCGCCAGGTCGTTAACGGTCGTTTTAAGGTCACGAACCATCTTCAGCGCGGCATCGACCTCCGGTTTCCACTTGCCCCAGTCAATCAGGCTGTCGCCGCCTTCCTTCCAGGTCTGATAGTCCTCCCACAGGAGGGCAATACCCGCCGCCAGCGCGGTAATGAGGCCAATCGGCGACATCCAGAACGTACTGTTCAGAATGCGCAGCGCAATCGTCAGTGCGCCAAACAGCGAGATCAACTCCCGCGTTTGCTTATCCAGCGATTGCCACCAGGTGATGAGGCTTGATGTTCCTTCAATCAGTCTGAAGAACAGCCGCCCGATAATATCCCCGAGCGCCAGAATGCCTTTTATGGCTTTCGTCAGGGTCTGCTCGATACGAGGGAAGTTGTCCAGGATATGGCGGCGCAGGGTGTCCAGCGAACCCGCAAGCCCACCCGCAAGATTAGAGCCGATTTTGTCACGGGCCATGCCTGCCATCGCGCCAAACTCACGCAGGGAGGTCATAAATTTGTTGGAGCTTCTGGCCGCCTCGTCAGCATTGAAGCCGATAGCTTTCGCCATTGCGCTGTACTGCCCGGAGAAGCCACCCACACCCCGGCGCATCGCCATAAGGGTATTTTCGTCAATGCCCAGCATCTGCGCATACTGGTTAGCCCGGTAATACGGCATGCCGCTGAGCTTCTGGCCTACACCTGTAAAAATAGCAGCCATGTCACGCATGTTACCGCTGGCATCCCGTGTCTGTACCCCCAGACGATTCAGAAATCCCTCAGCCCCGGGGTTATTACGGATAAAACGGGCAAGGCTCTCCAGTGACCCGCGCGCAGCGTCTGCACTGCCGCCAACCTGCGAAACCGCATAGCCAATAGACTGAATTCCATGGACCGTCGCGCCGGTGCGCTGTGACGCCCAGTAAAGATTATCCAGACCGGAGGCAATCTTAGCCGTAAAGGCCACCACGGACAGTGCAGCTCCTTCAACGGCCAACCCCATTTTGATGACATTTGCAGTTGTACCGGCGAGGACAGAACCGAATTTTTTTGCTCCAGCATCATCCACACTGAAGCCAAGCGAGACGAGGAAATCTTTAATAGTTTCAGCGTTCATTATCCTCTCTCCATTTCTCAATGCGCCGCTGGTTATCCGCTTTTACCGCCAGATGGTCATTCAAGAGAGCAATATCGTACAAATCGACAGAGCCATCTTTAAGTGCTGTATAAGGAATTAACCCGGCGTCAACCGGATTGAGAAGGTAGGACAGCCCGTCCGGCAGGCTGTTAAACGTCAGCCCTGTTGCAGGCTCTGCGTCGTGCTGGTAAGGGATGTAGGCAAAAAATTTCCCAGCGAATTGGCGACCACCCGCGCCACCAGCTGCAGCATGACCAGCAAGTCAATATCATCAAACATCAGTTCGCCCTGGGTAAATACCGGCACCCATCCGTCCATATGACGCCGCGATACCACCGCAAGACAGGGATGAATAATCGCATCGGTGTCATCTTCGGTCAGGGAAGACAATTCCTCAGCGATACGCGGGAGCATGGTTTCAAACACCGGTTTTAACTGCTCGAATTTCACGGTGTCGATTTTGCCGTCGGCAGGCAAACGGGAGCGAATGCTCCCGAAATCTGACATCATTCCTGCCAGCACCGGCAGAAGTTTGCGGGTCACTTTCAGCTGGTCAAAAACGCTGAGTTTTGCCGCGCGATATTTCACGCCTTTGATTTCGAATTCCATGTATTAAAACTCCCCGAGAACCTGGTCAATCTTGCCGCAGTCAAACACCCACGGCATCGTATTACCGGTTTTAGCGTTGGCATTATCCGGTTGTTTCTGGAACGCAACACTACGTGCCGTGATGATGTCGCCGCTGACCTTGTTTCGGATCACAATAACGTTATTCCCCCATGTGGCAGAAGACTGGCTCTGTGCGTTATACGCCAGCGACAATTTTTTATTTGTCGGTGATGTCTTCAGAAGGTTAACGGTAATCGTCCCGCTTTTATCTGCATGGAGACTGTGCATCACTTCGCCATCAGCACCGATGGTCATGGTGTTTTTAGGACCGCCCATCGCAACCACAATCCCCTCTTCAGAACTTGCAGAACCGTACCCGAGGTCAATCGAACCGGTCGGCCCGGTCAGCGTCGCAGTGACATCCATAAAAGAATAGGTAGACATTCACTTCCCCTTAGCGAACAACGTTAATCTGTACGTCAGCGTAATGAACCGCGCCTGCAAGTTTTATTGCAGCCTGAATCACCGGAGCCTTACGGGCTTCACGTTCTGATTGTGCCTGTTCATCCAGCGGCTGGGCGTATACGTAATAACCTTTGGGCAGCGTGTCACCTGATGACAACTGACCAAGGTCGCCCCCGTTCCATACGCCCGGAGCAATCAGTCCATTCTGAACGGCCTGATCCAGTGATTTTTCAACACTTGATAACAGTCGGGTAATACCGGCTTCAGTCTGGGGAACTTTCGTGGTGCTGGTATAAAGCAGGTTATAGAGGTTGGTCTGCACATAATTCTGTAACCAGTCCAGGCCGTGGCGTTCATCAAAGAAATCGCCGTTAGCCATCACTCCCTGCTGGAGGATAGCCGTATCATTCTGGTAGTACACGAATACATTGCAGTTTTTTGCATCAAGTGCCGATGCCTGGCTGACTGTCAGTGTTTCATACCCGACACCCGGCTCCTGCTTAAACTTGAGCGTAATCGCGGTATTACTGCCATTGAAATTAACCGTGAATGCCCGGCCAAATGCAGATAACGCAGCGTATTTATTACCCGATGAATATTGAATAAAACTGCGTGAATATCCGGCGGTTTTCAGTTTTGATGCCAAATCATCGCTGGATGCAGTCTGCAGGCATTTCTCATCGCTTGTCGTAATCGCCAGAATACGGCTTACAGAAGAGGATTCGATCGCCGCAGCCACTTTCAGCCAGTCTGCATCCGGAATATCTTCATCGTCTGCAATCCCCAGCCCATACCATGAAGTATAATCGAGCATGGCATTCACAGCCTGCTCCAGCGTCTCAGGCGTGGCCTGTTCGCTGTCTCCCTTCGTTTTCACCCAACGACCAACAAAAACCTCCTGAGGTTTCGGTGATTGTGAGAAAAACACCTGCGCAGCCTTATATTCTGGTGATTCCACGCCAAAATCTTTTCCAATATCTTCCGCGGCAGAATAACGGCGAATGCGCTCACTTACCGGAATGATTGTGGACGGGCCGAGAATGAGTAATGCACCAAAATTTCGCCCTGATGCTGCACGCGGCGACATGATCACATCAACATTAACAACGTTTGATACAGGCAAGCCCTGTGCCATAGCTTAATCTCCGAAAAAGATGACTGGTGCTTCCACCAGCGATTTAATACCGTACTCGCGCACAACCTTCCGGCGCAGACGCACCGTCATATCGTAGCGGCGGACCCATTGCTGATTAATAAGTTCAGGGAAGGGAGTCAGACCTGTGTAATCGCCAAGAGACAGCCCCAGCGCATTCAGTGCTGCGTTGTTCTGCGGTACAGATATACCGTCACGAAACCGAGACGCATACACCATCCCCGCCGGACCATAAAACGAAGCCATACACTCAATCGTTTCATGCCGCCAGAGCTGAGAGCCATCATCGGTCTGTCTGGTGAATGCCGGACTGTCATCACCTGACCATCCGATAACCCCAAACGCACACCAGTTCGTTTCAGCCGGTAGCAGTGGCGGCTGCTCTTTCTGCCAGCGCGGACGAACCATCCCGGCAGACAGACCGGAAACGTTACGCATCCACTGGCTTAACAGCCTGTCGAGCGCTTCGTCATAATCCGGATCGCCACTGGTTGGTATCAGCCATCCGCGCTCTGTGCTGGTGTTATTGCTCAACCGGAATTCCCCCATCAAACGGCAGCAACTCACAATGCGCCTGAACGAATCCGGCACCATAAGCTGTATACGGGTCGACGAAGGTCACACGGTAATCACGGCCCTGATACGTCACGATATCGGAATCACGGCCAGTCTGTCCCTGCGTCAGTCGCTCAGTCGTCACAATCAGAATTGCACCACTGATTACCTGCCCTGCCTGCATACGGCGGTTTTCCAGAGAGCGATCAACAGTTACGACTCCGGCAAACTGCTTTTTAACTTCACTGTCGCTGCCGATCCCGTCCTCATCCACCGTTTGCACTCGGCGTGTTACCCACAAATTGAAGTCGCAAAAATCGGGGTCAAAAAGCACATCTGTTACATCAAGAGTCGGCATCTTTATCTCTCACAACATGGGTAATGGCTCTGCGATATTGCCCGGTGTCAATTAATGGTTTCGCCAGATCGGTTCCCGGAGATTCGCCAGCAGCACGCCGGGCAAGTTCCAGTGTTGCCCCCTTGCGCCCCCGACGAGCCCGGGCTTCAACAGTGCTGTCAGCAAGCGGCGTAAAGCCGGTAATGGTCATGTAACGCCTGACGCCATTAGCGGCCAGCGTTCCGGCACGGTTGAGTGCGCGTTCTGCTCCCGCAGCATTACCATCAAGTGCAGCCTGCGCCGCGGCTTTGAGCTGCGGCACCGTCTGCTCTTCTGCCGATTTAACGCCGGGGACCAGGTGAGGTCGTGGCGGGATGTTCTGCTCTGGTGAGCCGTATTCGTTGAGGTAACCGATGCCCGCATTACCAAACGGAACATCATCCCGCCCGCTGTCTTCCGAAGGGATGCCGACCAGCACATCTTTTTTGGTTAACGACCTGAGCGCATCCAGAATGGCCTTAGCGTTATCCACCCTCGTTGTTACACCGCTTTTGAAACTCATAGCTGGCGACCGCCTGCACCGAACATCGTGATCAACTGATAAAATTCAGCGCCATATCGGGTGTTATTCCAGAAGCCTGCATCAGGATTCAGCGTCGCGCTGATGTCATAACTGACACTTACCTTGTCAACGGACTTTGAGGACTGAACACCATTGGTTGAGCCGCCAGGGCCACCAGCCAGCATCGCCCTGCTGTCAGCCGCCCAGAGCGTCATGTAGTGCGCAACGAACAATCCGGCAAAGTACGGAAACAACTTTTTGCCGGTGACGTTTTCGCTCAGCAGTTCATCTGCCAGATTCAGACGAAACTGGATTTGCGCTTCGGGATATTTGGCAGGGTCAGCAAACTGCGGGAAGTCGCGGCGAAAATCACTTACCGCTGGCAGACTTTGATTCTTTGGCATTTTTTACCTCGTTACGCGCGTCTGTGGCTTTGCCAACGGATACTTCCGCGTGCGCACGAGTGAACCAGTGCGTGGCAACGTCTTCCTCCACAGCATGACGGCCTTTAACAAACTCGCGCCGTGAACCGTCGGGAAGCGTGAGCACAAACGGGGTATGTACGTGTATTACTGCATTATTTTTTGCCATCGGGTCATCCTTAATGGCCCCGCCAGGGGGCCATATGGCTGTTAAATGCCATCAACGTACGAAATGGTTTCTTTGTACACTGGCTCGACTGCACCCAGCTTGCCGTAGTAAGTGACGATCTGATACAGACCGCGATACTGCACCGGCACGCTCTGAAGCGGAACCAGCGGGTAGCGGACGTATTTTTTATCGTTGGTGTACGCAACCATGCGATCCTTATCCCCCACACCACGGCCTTTCAGCCATTTAACCGCGCGGATATTCAGCGGAACACCGTTCTGGTGATAGCTGATGGTGTTGGTCTGAAGGTACGTCAACAGGGACTGGTTACCCGCAGATGAAACGATGATGCTGGACAACAGAGCAAACTGCTCAGGCGGGATCAGCAAATCACGCGGAACCACAGAGTAACCGGAAGCGGCCCACGCATCAGACAGCACCTGGTTAATGCTTGCGCGGATTTCGTCCGGTGTTGAGGTTGCCCACGTTTTGGCAGCGTTGTTGACAGGCACACCGTCCAGGGTAACAAGACCTTTCAGGTTTAATGCGGAATCGCCAACATACACCTGTTCATCGTTATCCATCTGCCATTTCAGTTGCATCCCGTCATACTTCTGCGTATCGATCGGGCGTCCGACCTGCTGAGCAGCCTGCAATTCTATGACCGTCCAGCCAAGTTCCATCCCCCACAGGTTCAGCGGGTTACCGGATTTGCCGATATCCACGTTTACGCCAGCAATAGCGGTTGAGTCTTTGCCTACCCAGTTTTTGCCATTCGGATTTGCACCAGTACCCGCAGCGGCGAAGCTGGTATTCGTCCAGCTGGAAATGTCATCTGCGATGGAGACATCTTCACGCAGTTGGATATCGCGGGTCCAGGTGTACCCCACCAGTGGCAGGTTCAGCGTCTGGTCGAGCCGCTCCAGCTCCCCGATGAGAAAGGCACCAGAGCTGTCAACGGTTGCCTGATCAAAAGTAATCATTCGTCTGTTCCTTAAATCTTCCAGGAAATTTCTGCATTGCCGTCAGCATCACCGGCACCTGTGAATTCAGCGTTGGTCAGCACCACGTTTTTGCCACTGACTGACGTGGCCATGAATCCACCCAGCGGCACTTTGATGGATTCATCAGTGGAGACGACAACGTATACCGGGTCGCCTTTTTTGATGGTGCTGGCATCAAAATCAGAACCGAGATTAACGGTCACGTAGCCACGCTTCATTGCGTCGCCCGGGAAGTTCTTGCCACTCCCCACCTGGCGAACCATGTCCGGCTGCGAAGTGGTCGGATAAGGGCGCACATAGACCCCCTTCACCTTGTCTGCGGTATCACCATCTGCCAGCGGCACGAAAAAACCGTCATCATCGTATTTACCAGCCAGCCCATAGGCAGCAAAGGCGTTATCGGATTTAAGGACCACCGGTTCGACGGTTAAGTCCTGCGGGCGAGAGACAGCCCCGGCAATGCCAACAGGCATCCGGTACAGAAATACATTATTCATTTTTTACCCTTTACGGTTTGCCCAGAATTCAGCGTTTTGTTTGTTCAGGGAAGCGATACTGGTCATGCCTATATTTGGGCGCTGTGCATCGCCAGTGGTGGCGCGGGTGTTTCGCCCTTTGGCAATCTCAGACACGGCATTAAACGCCATGTCGACCGATTGTTTCGGCAATTTGCGGATATCCGCATCACCGACTATCTGGCGAACCAGCGTTTTGTCAGCAGAAGCCAGAACCTCGCGTTTGAACGCGGTCGGTTTCATCTTACGGCTCAGATCGATACCCGGAACGATAACTTCGGCACGCCAGGCTGAGTCACCAGTAATCGTGGTTTCCTCTTCATCGTCCTCGCCGTCACCGGTCGGATTATCGTCAGGCTTATTGTCGTTATCGCCCGTCGCATTTCCTTCCAGCTTAGCCAGCAGGGCTTTCAGTAATGTTTTGAGGTCATCATCACTGTCGCCGGTTGGACCTCCGCCCATCTCTGGTGCTTTGTCCGGTAGCGGTTGCTGCGGGGACAGGTTGATGTTGAGATTAACGCCCTGCGGCAAATCCCCCTCATCTCCTGTAACCGATGCGGGAGCCGACTCCACCAGTTCGTTCATGGTGTCAGCGTCACCCGTTTTGATGGCCGTGCGCATGCGGGTCCACCAGCTTTTCTTTTGATTTGCCATTGTGTCTCTGTCTCCAATTGCACAACGATTTCCGGCTCTGCCTTTAGGGACAAGAGCCACATGGTTTCCGGTAATATCGACCTGCCCGGCTTTACCTGGCTCGGTCTGCTCATACTCCGCGTCATAGCCGCACGACACTTCGCGCAGGCCATCTTCGATAAGCTGAATGGCGCTTTCGTCTTTGACGATAAGGTCAGCCAGCATCAAATCAGACTGCTCACCCGTCCCGCGCCGGACATTCTGGAGGTGCCCGACAGCAAGCTCTTTCCAGTTCTCGGGATTTACCAGCCGCACATTCCCGTTTTCATCTTCAGGATGCAGAATCGTGATGCTCATCCCTTCGAATGAGGCAAGCGTGGCCGGATGGAATACCTGCTCAGGAGAACGCGTGACGACTATTTCACCGAACTTATCGGGTTTCAGTTTTGGCAGGTCATCAGCACCATAGAGCTGCTTACCTGTTCGTCCTATCGGCACGTCTTTGCACAGCAACGAGCCGTCAGCCAGCTGATAGCGGGTTTCCCCCAGCCGGGTATTGAAAAAATATTTCATGTGTTACCTGCGATTCAGGCGGGATAAGAATGGGAGGTGGGAAAAACGATTTCTTTATAACAGCGACAATTCGGGAGCTCGCCAGCGTGACCGGTCATGCCATCAAGCGTTGGAGGTTTGCCCCATTCGACAAATTTACCTTCCATTTCCCGATGAGAATGCCTGACGTCACCATCTTCGGCTGTACGCCAGATATAACCATTCGAACCAATTGCCAGCGCACGCGCCTGATCCAGCGCGCCGGTTGCACGTCCAAGTTCAGTACGGGCAATCAGGTCAGCTCTGGACTTTGCTATATCACCCGATGCGGCTATTTCTTTAGCAAAATGTTCCGCTCTCCCACCGGTCACAACAGCTTCAATCGCCCGATTCTGGATGTCGTACACCCTGTCAGCCGCCTCGAGGGGTAGCGATTTAATGTACTTAACCTGTTCAGCAACGATGGATTTCATCACCTGCCCTGGCGGGGCACTGTTTACCAGATTGCGTAGCTCACGGCTGATGGTTTTGCTGTGTTTACGCCACTGCTCATCATTCTTGCGCACAATATCGGCGGTAAAGTTTTCCGCGACCTTTGTCGCCCAGGGTGTGATGATTTCACTGTAGCGTTCCAGCGCCTCAATAATTTCCGTGATACTGTCATTTGAACCATCGTAGTGACCATTTACGATGTCCCCGACCGCCCGCGCTATCCTGCGTAGGCTGGTTCGATACCGGATTTCCGCCTGACGGTTCCTGCGGTTCGTCATCAGGTTCGCCGATGCCGGGCGGCGCTTCATCTTCGGCATTCTCGATGTCCTCGTCGGTAATGGATGCCCCGATGCCGGTTACGTCAGAATTTTCTCGCAAATCAGTCATAGCGGCTTTCAGTGTCATCAGACCATCACCCAGCGCTGTACTGATTGCGTTGGTAGTGTTTAACGCCACCGTTGAGCGATCGACATCAGACATTTGCCAGAGCGGGTTAAACTCAAACGTGAAATCGTCCGGCAGCGGCTTGCCAAGCTCCGAACGATGCATGATGTCCAGTATCCGCCGCACCGGAAGACGTAAACGCCTCTCCTGCAACGAGCTTACCCGGTCGTAATAGTTGGCAAGGTCTGCATCGCCGGTAGAAAATCCCTTCGGGGACTGTCCGAACAACCGCACCAGTGGGATACCAACAGCGCCACTAATCTGTTCTGCAAACAGTGAAAGGATGTCATCCAGACCACTGAAGCTGTACTGATGGGTTTCAAACTTATCCCGCGAGTCCATGAGAGTCATGCCTTCATTGCTCTGGAACTGTCGAATCAGGTCAATATTCTTCAGCAACGCTTCATACGCAGGACCACCAAGTGCGATAAGCTCGCGTAGCTTCTCCACGCTGTAGGTACGCAAATGCGCTTTGTAGACCAGCTGCGCCGCGCCGACAGTAGCGCTGTCGAACGCGGTAAGACGATCCCAGATACGTTCTACAACCGACATTCCCCATTCGTTCTCGGTCATCTTCTGCTGAAATGGCAGCGTGACGCCATCAAAGCGAATCAGGCGACTGTGATGAATGCGCCAGGCAGGAATTCCCGTTGCTGTGGTCACCACATCGTAAAACTCAGGTTTACCCAGGTCCGGCCCCATATCTTTAATGCGGCGGGTCAGTACCGGGTCGATCATCCAGCGGTCGAGCGGGAGAATCCCCTTAAACTTGCCCTTACCGATGGTTTCGGGTCGCAGCGGGGTCATTGGTGCCTGCCCCTCAATCATGATGAAACCCACCGCGCCGCCGTAGAGGCGCGACCATTTCAGCACGTCATTCAGCGCATCCCAGATTTGCAACTCATCCAGTTGTGATTCGAGAATGCCACAATCTTTTGCATCAATTTCCGAAGTGATGCGAATGCCTTTGCGGGTCATATCATCCGGGATAGCATCGACTGCTTCGCCGATGATCCAGGATGAACGATAGGACCATTCCACCAGCATGCGGTTACGACTGGTGAAATTAGCCCGGTAGGTGGATGCTGAGTGCTGGTTAGGTGTCTGCATCCCTACGCGGGCAATAAAATTCTCATAACCATCAGCTGTAGCCTGCGCAGTTCGCCGCAGGGCTTGTTTGTTTCGTGCCATCAGGCCTGTCTCCCTAGCAGCTCCCAGATGTTCAGGGCTGAATTCATTGGGGCATAGTTGATCATCACCGAGTCGGCAAGGTTTGGCGATCGGGTTCCATCAGGCTGTTTATCAATAACGATTTTTCCCACACCATTAATGGAATAGGTCGGCTGCGAAAGCTCGATGATGAGTTTATCTTTGAGTGCCATGCTACTGCTGATTGAGATGATTTCGTCCGGGTTGTAAGCCATACCTTCAACCACGGCGCGCCAGGTATTCTGAAAAAGTTTACGTAACCGCCACCAGCTCTGGGCTTTGGCGTTAGCGAAGAAGTCCTTGTTCAGACGTGCTGCTTGCCCGTTGTCCCCGCGAACAGCTTCATCATCCGGATCAAATACCGCGCCACTACCTCGAAACGGTGTGGCAAGTATTGACGGTCGACGCGCAGCGTTACGCAGTTCGTTGATAGCGCGTGCATCGCCGCGAACGCCAGCGCCCAGCCCGTCCTCGTCAAAGCGAAACTCTTCGAGGTTGTCCTGTTCGCAAAAGCCGAAAACCTTCTCGACGGACTGATAAATGTCGCTGCCCACACCGGACCATTCCCGCACATTTTCCAGGAGGAAGCCATGACGGGTGGAAAAGGCATTTTTGTCCCTGCCTTCGTCGGCTACATCCATCGCGCCAAGTCGTTTGCCTGTTGGCTGGATACCCAGTTTGATATGCGCATCAACGGCAGCCTGTACCCATTCGGATGGAATCAGAACGCCTTCCGCTGATGCGCTGTAGTTCAGATCAAGTTCCTGTGCCACCACCACCGGATTATCGATTTTCTCGCATTCCCTGCGATACCACTCTTCATCCTTGCGAGGATCATCCCGCCAGTGGAATGTGAATACCGGTATCTTCCCGCCATGACGCTTCTGAGCGAACGGGTTAGCCATGCCGTTAACTGAACTCAGGTCGATACGGCAACGCGTCGTTTGTGACAACGCCGCATCAATCAGCAGAGGACGCTGAAGGAATGCAGCCTCATCAACCAGATAAAGCGTGGTACGGTCACCACGACCAATATTATCGCCAGCCTCGCCTTTGATAACGGCACCAGTTTCAGGAAACTCAACACGCATATATGGCGCGTGCTTCTTCTCACTCCACGAACCGCGAAACTCTACAGGTAGCGTTTCCACGAACTTGCGTGCCTTCCAGAACAATGCTTTCGGGTCACCAGTGCTGTCGACGTATTCCTCTTTACGGGAGCCGAAACCGATAACCATTTCTTTGTTGAAGAGACAAAGCGAGCAGGCCAGTCCGATCGCGGTCCAACTGAGCCCCATTTCACGGGATTTTTCGGTAATACCATTCTCCCGATTGCCCCAGCGTTCCATAATCCAGTGGATCCACTCCTCCTGCTTAGGGAAGAGTAAAAACGGAATGGTCACCGGCAGGCCATAATCAATATTACGCGGGTCCGTTGTCATGCCCCAGTCGATGATGAACTGAGCCGGATTGGTTCGGTAAAACTGCTTCAATACGGGCAATATTTCAGGATTCTGGCGAATGCGCTGTAGGCGTTCCATCCGCCATTCAAAAACCATCTGGTAATCAGGATGTTTAAAATCGAAGGGGAATGGTAACGGCATACTTAGCCCATCATTTTTCTATACGCCTCTGCAGCCTGCTCCGGCGTTAAGTTGGTAATTTCTGTTCTGACGGGTCCTCCATCAGCGCCAGTCACTTCATTTTTGACGTTGTCTTTAAACGCCTGAACAGAAACATGACGCCCAAGCAACTCAAGGTTTTTAACCTTATCAGGCCACTTAATCTTTTTAAGGATCCCGACCATTTCTCTGTCATCTCCCCGCCCCTCAAACATTTCAGCGAGGTTAAATCCACTCAGGTACCGACGCCACGATTCCGGCCACGCAGACAGAGGCTTAATACTTAAATCGTCCTCCAGGATGTCAGCCACATCGAGCCTGTCGATCTCAACCAGTCGCATCAGCACATAATTCGCATCAATGCCCAGTTGATCAATACGCTCCTGCTTTAGCTCGTTAATACGGGCGCGTATCTCAGGTTTACCGTATAGTTCAGCCCCCGTAACATGTGCTCGCCTGGAGACGTAGCCTGCGCGAATAGCTGCTTGTGTAGCATTCAGATCGACAAGAAACTCGCGACAAAACACCTCGTGTTTTGCTTTCAGCTTCTTAGTCATTTTATTTTCCAGTTATCAGGTCATTATCGAAGCCCCTCCTGGAAGAGCTTCTGTAATGCTATTACCGGGACTGTTCTATTTGTCGGACACCAGCCAACTGGTTATTCGCCTTCTCGATGGCCGCCAACAGTGGGTTAATCCACAGAACAGCCTGGCAATATGTCAACGTTCTGGTGGTAGTGGCACGATCACCGGCTGAGTCAATGTCCCCGGAATCGGCGTGCAATGCGCTGGCGCGTAAACGGTTCGCGTAGTTGAGCAACCCGACAGCAATATCAACAGGAACAGGGAAATCACAGTTCTTTTCACGGAGCAGAACCTCACGGTATTTGATGACTGTCTTCTCGTGACCGATGTCGACCAGAGAATTTAATCGGCTTGCGTTTTCTGCTATCTGGTTAAAACGATTGAAGTTTAATGCCTGATTAGCTATCACTTTCCCTTGATATTCAGCTTCACCTTCCGCTTTATCAGCCCGCAACTTTTCTGCCTGATACTTGCTGTGGTAATGGTTTGCAGACCAGACGAGCGCCCCAAAGGCAGAGAAGAAAAATGCCGCGATGACAATCTTATAAGTCAGCTTCATTTACCACCCCACCAGCATCTTTAAACCTGGAAATCAGGTCACCGATTTTATGTTCATACTGACCGTAACCTGCACCAGGTAACGACGCCCAGATATTGCTGCAACGGTCGATTGCCTGACGAATATCGCCACGGTCAATCATCGGTAAAGCGCCACGCTCTTTAATCTGCTGCAGCGCCACAGCGTCCTGACTTTCTGGCGAAAAATCTTTCAGGCCAAGCTGCTTACAGTAGGCATCCCACCAGCGTGAAAGAAGCTGATACCGTCCTGCGGCTGTTGATTTAAGCTTCGGGTTTAGCGTGACAAGTTTACGAGGGTGATCGGAGTAATCAGTGAACAACTCACCTCCGACGATAACGTCATAACCGTGATTACGTGTCGGTTGTCGCCCGTTATCCGTTCCTTCTGACCATGCCACCATATCCAGGAAAGCTTTACGTTGGGAATTTAGTGTCTGCATGAATTACTCCTTAGAGCCACCAAACTTGTTACCGATTACTCGCATTGCAGCCCCACGAATAGCATCCACACCGATCAGCCCAACACCACCACCAATGGCAACAGAAAGCGATTTAGGCCATCCAACATACTCAAGAGCGGATGCAAAGGTCAGCGTCAGAGCACCACAGAGCAAAATCTCAAGCGTTTTTCGTTTCCAGCCGCCACCACCGCCAAAATAGGCAATGCGCAAGCCAGCCATAACAATTGACATAACCACTGCGCCCAACGGCGTATCTCCACGCCACCAACTTTGTAAGAGTTCCAGTAAGTCAGGCCAGGAATGAGGAGCATTGTGCATTTTCATACTTCCCACCTCCGCCATTACGGGGTGTTGTTGAAAGGCGGGCCCTGCGTATACGCCCGTAGGATTGGGGTATGAACCGTCCTTCGGTGGGCCCTGAATACAAAAAAAGTTCGCCATAGCGAACCTTGTTAAATTTGTTAAAAAAGGATGTTATTTAACATAATGTACGTTATAGGAACCACACGATCCCCGCTCGCAATAGATTTGCGATGAAAGGCCTATTTAATCAACTTAAGTGGTCCAGAATGACGAAATTCGAGTGAATAAAAGGTGCATAAAAAAGGGCAAAAAATGCATAGCGTTTTTTCGCGACGAAAACCCTGTTTTATTAACTTTTACTGAGAACAGAGCATTAAAAAAGCCCCAATGATTTGGAGCTCTTCGTTGAGGTCAGAAATTCAACTCATACTAGCGTAGCGCAGTTTTTGCGTAGCGCACTAACACTTTTTTCATCCCTTTGAATTTCGACCTCAGGATCCATCTGAAGGCTCACACCCAGCATGCAGAGACACCCCTCAATGAATCCCTCTGCTACCTGCAACTGCTGGCGGATAAATCCTTCAGAACAGCGACGCCGCCGCCCTATCTCACGTTTGCTTAACCCGTAGACGTAGTACAGCATAATGACGTCCAGTTCCTCAGGCTTACGGACCTGCTGCAGCCGACAGACGCAAGCATCGATAATCAGGCCATCGTCGTCACAGCAACTCAGCCTGCCAGGCGAGCTGCTGACTACCAGCCCTTTAAATCCCGCCGCTATTGGAGCCCAGCTCACTGTGGTGTTGCTAGCGGCAGCCCAGCCACCCCAGCGCTCTAAAACCTGTTGAATATTACGCATAGCTCTGACCTCTACGTTTTGCTACGAAAAAATTTTCTGAGAACTACGTCTGTTTATCCGTGGGTGTGGATAACGCAGTTCCGATCCGCATATTGCATGTATCAACATGCAAAAAGTTGCTAATTCGGAGTGGAACCACCTGCCCCCACCTGGAACCACCTTTTCCTAACCTTTCCCTCAATCGACTTATATATATATGGGGTTTCTAGTAGAAAGGCGGTTCCAGTGGTTCCAGTAGTTCCGCCCCGCTTGACACAAGGTCTGCAAGGTGGAACCACCTTCTCTTTTAGGTGGTTCCGCGTGGTTCCAGCGGTTCCCAAACCTTGCATTTTTTCCCCCCAATTCGCCTTTGGGCACGCTTATACCCGCAATTTTGCAAAACATTACTAATTCGCATTTCTTCGCGTTTTCCGATGCGGTCAGGATTTAGCCCAATCGCATCACGCAAAACATCACTTGCGCGTAAAAATTCGCAATTTCGCGGAAGTTCATTAGTCATCAGGTCGGGCGTGTCGAGCCATTTCTCTACCGTTTCAAGCCAAGCATCCTTGATGGTGTACTGTTCATGGACACTCGCTGCTAGTTGTTCAGCCTCACGGAACTGGATCCCCCCCAGACGCTGAAACACCTCACGAGCTTCAGCCCAAAGTAAAAGGAGATCTCTTTTTATCGCTTTCACGTCGACTTTCGACACTTCCACGGGGAGCCAGCGACGGTTACCAGTCTTGTCCGCAAGGAATTCGTCCTCATTGGTGGTACCAACGAACACCAGGCGACGAGGAAACTGGGTGGCGAACTCCCGGTATTTCGGGATCCAGTTTTCGTGAGTACGCGTCACAAATGCTTTGATTGACTCCAGCTCTTTGGTATTAAGTCCACGCAGTTCACCAATCTCTGCCACCAGCCGACCACGCATTTTTCGAGCGAGATCATCGTCTTTTTCGGCAAAAGAGATTTCAGTAAAAAACGCAGGATCAGGGCTCAGTGCCTCCACTCCGGAAGACTTACCGCAGCCCTGCGGACCAACGAGAATCGGCACCATATCCGCTTTGATGCCTGGCTCCAGTACTCGCCCCGCCAACGCGGTCCACATGTACATAGACACCGCACGGGTATAAGGCGTGTCGGCGGTACCGAAGTGCGTATGGTAGAAACATTCGATGCGCGGCACGCCATCCCACTCCAGTCCGTTCAGCCAGGTGATCGCTGAATCGAATGGTTGTTCATCGGCTGCAAGTAACACCACATCGCGAATAAGTTCACGACCAACAGGTTTAAATCCCCGCTTTTCCATCGTGATGCGCAGGCGCGCATAATCCGCATCGGTGAATGCCTGCCATTGTCCGGATCCTGCAGGGGCAAACATGATTTCGTCGCGGAACTGGTCAAAGCGAATATCGATGTCCACAAAATCAGGGCGTACTACTGCTTTGGCTGCGTTGCTGATGGTTGCCTCGATACGCCCCCATTTATCACGCTCGAAAGCAGGCAGCGGTAAAGGTTCCGCCACTTCGGTGCTGGTCAGATCTTCGAAATCGTCGTTGCGGATCCCGATGGCATTAAGGAAATCTCCGTCATCACGATGCGCACAACTGGCATGCAGGCATTTAAAATGCCCCTGCTCAAAGCCTGCGGTTCCCGCAGGAAAATAAACTGTGCTTGTTGGATCGCCTCCGCTACTGTGGCCGTCTTCAAACGGACAGCGGATATATCGTTCACCGTTTGCGCCATCCAGCAGCGTCCAGCCATTGGCATCAAGATATTCAGCTGTATCATCCGTCGCGCCGGGCGTGAATGCTGAACGGTCGCGCATCTTCGTGTTGCCCGCTTCGGTGGTTACCGACACAGGGAGTTGTTCAGCCAGGCGCTGCCACAGCGTTTCAAGCTGCTCACCTGTAATAGCCGGAGGTTCATCCGGCAAACCACCGTCCCATTCAATACGCGCGCCGCTGCTGTGCGTACCACAGGCAACGAACTGCTGCCCGTTCGCCAGCAACTCGATAATGCCCATATCCCCCGCCAGGCGATGGATACGCTTACGGAAATCACCATCAACGGCCAGCAGATACAGACACTTATTACTGTTTGCTCGCCAGCGTCGCGGCGGCGACTCACCCAGAAGTTGCACAAGTGTTTTGCGAATATCTGCCTGAATGTCTTCATCTTCGCTATCGCAGTCCAGCGCCAGCCAGCCATGGCCTGTACGCACGCAGATGCCATAATCCGGTTCATTCGACCAGCGGGCAAAATCATGCTCAGTAACAACATACCCGGTCCATTGAGCAATACCGGTGACCTGGCGGTCCCGGTTATAGCGACTTGGCGTCTTACCCAGCGCTTTCAGTTTACTGTCAGGGGATATAGTCGCACCGGGGTTACATACAACTGGGAGAAGATGAGCAGTTCGCCCCAATACCAGGTCGAAATGAAACCACTCATCAGGCGTAGCTCCCCATGGTTTGCTATCAGACATGGGTTAAGCCTTTTTGTTTGACTACATTTTTTTGCTCCAAAATCTTTTCAAGTTGAAGAGCTCTTAGCTCTGGGATTTCCTCCCCCCATTGAGATACGGCTCCTTTGGAAACCTTCAATAGTCTCGCTAGTTTCGCTTTACTTCCTGCAAGCTCAATTGCTTCTGCTTTTTTCATAACCGTTACCCAGGAAATATATGGTTATATGAGGTTAAGAAAACTAAACCAACAAGTCAAGAAAGCGATACCCTGATTAAGTTAAGCTAACTAAACTATATGAGGGTAAAACCATGATTAATGATCGTATTCGCGAGGCTCGTCGCAATGTCCACCTAACGCAGGATGCGCTTGCTAAACGTATTGGTCTAACTAAAGCCACGATTTCACAATGGGAATCCGGAAACACCACACCTAACGGGAAAAATCTTATAAATCTGGCCGAAGCATTGAACGTTTCTCCAGAGTGGCTACTTTCAGGCAAAACAAGCGATACCAAAGAAATACATTCTAATGCACAAGTTGAGGGGGGGTTTTCTGTATGGGACTCATCAACGCCATTAGAGGATGATGAAGTGGAAATACCGTTCTATCAGGAAATTGAACTATCTGCCGGTAATGGTACTTATGTTGATATAGATCGAATGGGATGTAAGTTAAGATTCGCCCGTTCAACGTTGCGCAAAGCAGGTGTTGACGTAAATTGTGCGGCTTGTGTCAGCATCCACGGCAACAGCATGGAACCAGTATTACCGGATGGCGCTGTCGTCGGCATAGATACATCAAAAACAGGTGTAAAAGATGGTCAAATGTACGCTATAGACCAAGACGGATTACTTCGTGTCAAACTATTGTACCGTCTCCCAAGCGGACTCCGGATACGCTCTTTCAATAGGGATGAATACGCAGACGAAGAGTATTTTAATCAAGAGGCTAATAAAATCAGGATTATAGGCCAAGTATTTTGGTACTCCGTTCTGCTCTGAGCGTAAATTCACTCTATACCACATGCCCGCTTCCTAAGCGGGCTTTTCTTTACCTATCCGAAAAAGTTCACTTTTCTTAACTACAACACTTGACTTTGTGAGTTTAGAGGTCTTAACTATATACATAAAGTTAAGATATCTATACACAGATATTTAAACCACAAGTCGAACGGCGCGACTCTAAACCATGCGTCGGGACCGTGGCGGGACAGGATGTCGGCAATACGGATCAGTAAGTTCCCTTTGGGGTGCGGCGAAGCACTGTCTACTGATACAAGTCGAAGCCGCCGAACCACCAAAGTGAACTGAATGAGGAAACGGCGTGAAAACGTATAAACCGCTCAAAGGTGAATGCCCTGCTTGCCAAACACAGCTTCAGACACCAAAGCCAAAACGATACCAAATCAACGAATGTTATGAGCACTGCCCTAGATGTGGTGCTTTCCTGCATACCATTGCAACGCACTGGCGTGTCCGCTTCAACCTTGTGGTACCACGTACGCACAATACCAACTGAATCATCCATGTAATTGCTGTGTGTAGTCTTTGCCCGCCTCAAGTGACGGGCTTTTTTATGTCTGAAAGCGCACTCGCAACAGCGCGCTCCCCGATATGAAAAAAGGAATACAACCAATGAAACCTGAACACATCCATCGACTGACGGGGCGCGATGTTCTCCGTTATCGCCGTAAAAACTTCGATTTGATGACCGGTCTGGCCGTTGTCACTGCGCTCGGTCTGATCATCACTTTCATTCTCCTTGTAGCGAGGACCACAGTATGAGTTTAGAAACCAGTCTCGAACTTAATAATCAACTTCTGGCACAACATAATGCGCTGCTTGAACGTCTTATCCGCACAATGGCATCAGGTATTGTTATGCATCCTGACACGATTTCACGAGTGCAGGAATGTCGGGATACAGCAACTGAAACTGAAAATATGTCAGCGGCAATGACACTGGATGATCTGGAGTTCAGCGACGTTATCGCACTGGCTGGTTTCTACCCGGTAGCCACTCCTATCACAGAAGACATGCTGCAACGTGCTGTTGCTTACCGTGATGCTGAAGGCGATAAACGAGTAGTTCAGATTGATGCTCTCGACAGCGCATTGCAGGGCGTCAAACGAGCCAAGGCACTGCATAAATCCGCTCTTCTGGACCTGTCCCGTAACATTCTTAAGTTCTGGGACGACCTGCCAACCATCGGCGAGCGACGTGCTTTTGCCGAGCAGCTACTTGATGCACCTGCGGATGGGCGTGATGAAGTTAAGCCGAAAAAGGCCAGTAACAAAGATGGAGAACGCACGGGGCCGTTTTACGTCAAAAATGTATCCGGCACAGCAGCCAGTGAACTCCACACCTTACGCAAGTTGAACGAGATGCTGAAAAAAGGCCATATCGAGATCAACCGTGTTGAGTACCTTCAGCTGCAGGAAGAATTTGCACGCAGAGACGCAGCAAATTCCAGCCAGAATAATGACGCCAAAGATGACCATACAATTGATTTCGCGGCACTACGCAAACAAGCTGAAGGGTTGATCCTCCAGTTAGCAAAAGGGGGTTACCGGGCAGAAGCTATTGCAATTCTGGAAAAACAGGGAGCCAGGAAACTTGGTGAAGTAACGGATGAAAATCTCGCTGAAGTAATCACCCTGGCTGAAAAAGCACTGGAGGGTTAATCATGCCAGACGTTCACGCACAACTTTCTCCATCATCAGCGCATCGATGGATGCGCTGCCCAGGAAGTCTGGCGCTGGAGGCCACACAACCGGATAAAGAAACAACTTTTGCAATCGAGGGCACTGCAGCGCACGCGCTTGCTGAAAAAGTTCTACGAAACAGGCAAAGCCACCCGGAACACTACGCCGGATGCAATGTTTCTATGTTTCTCGGCTCATACCCCCTTCGCGAAAATCCTGATGATACATCTGGCCCACAGGTGGATGATGAAATGGTCGACGCCGTTGGCCGGTATGTTGATACGGTCTGGACTCTTGCACAGAATAATGAACTATTGGTTGAACAACGTGTTGATTTCTCACATATAACGGGTGTGGAAGAATCTTTCGGAACTGCCGACGGCATAATCATCGCTGGTAACGAATTACAAATCCACGACCTGAAATATGGCAAAGGCGTCCGCATTGATGCAGAACTGAACCGCCCCGGAAATCCTGGA